TCTTTGGTGTTAATAATCATATCAACATCAAGCACTAATACATTGTCATACTCGTCAAACTTCTTATTAAATATCACACGAAGAGATTCGAATACATTTAATTCTGAGAACATAAACTTCTGATCAGAAAACATGTACTCTGCACCAATAACCTCGGCATATTTTTCTGCCGAGGTTTTGCCAATATTGACCCAGGATGGAAGACCTATTCCTGATTCATTTAAATGGGTTTGGTGGTCGTTATAAGGTATAAAATATTGAAATATAAGATTTCTCATGTTAGTCCAATGTTAATGTATGATAGATCTCTTCCCAATTCTTATAGACTGGAAGTTTGGTATAATGCATATTATGACCATGTTCCATAATAATAGAGTTAAGACCAAGACGATCACCAAGTTCAGCATTCTCGATCTTATCTTCGACCCATAATAAACCACTGTCACGATATGGTTCAAGAACCTCATCCTTATCTGCACCAGTATCAGCAAAGATAAAACGTTCAAAAGCAGTAGGACCGAAGAGCTTCCGAGTGTTATCAATCCGAAGCTGTTGAGCAGCAGGATCTAATGATAGGGAAGTGATCATATGAAAAACGTATCCGTGCTTCCGATGGAGAAGATCAATGTAGTACATAGCATCCCGAAGCGGAGGAAGAAATCCAATAGCAGCAGATTCATTAAAGGTTCTAACGACTAATTTTTTAGTTTGATTGTCCAACCCATAACGGTCACCCATGTCGTATGCATCAGGATCTGCTAAGGTTTCATACCCTTTAGTTTTCATCCAAACGTTAAAAGCATACTCCCAATTCATAAGTACGCCATCGCAGTCAGTTAGTATTACGTTATTCATATATTTCATATTGTATATCTCCTTATACTACTAATATAAGGGTTCTAACTTCATTTGTAAACCCCCCTTAGGAGATTTTTTTCCAATAATTTGATATTTTTTCTGCTGCTGCAAGAGCCTCTGGGTACCTTTTCCTGAACCGATTGTTAGTACAACCATGCTTTAAAAAGTACTTTATACTTTCAATATCACTCTCATAGTTAGGAAGGTTAAATGATTGTCTGTAAGAAACAGCTTCCTCGAACCGGCTTCTTTGGTTCAGGATTTCAAAAAACTGGCTATCCATTGAGCTGTTGTTCTTCGTATCCCTCATAGTCATATTCATCATCATACATAACCTCATTCAACATTTGTTTGGTATCACCACCTAATACTTCACGGATCCGAAGATCCTTGTCTAGGTGTTCGTACTTGTGCTTTCCGCGTTTCTTATTGCGGGGATCAAATCTAGAATATTTTGCCATTTTCTCCTCTTAATATCCTAACATTTCTTTCGTCATAATATAATCCCGGACGAAGTCAGATCTTACAATATCTTCCCACCCGAAATTAATTATTGTAAAGTTCTTTAGTTGCTCTACAATCTGTAAGAACTTAACAATTCCTTGTTTGTCGTCATCATATTTAAAATCACTTTGTTTATAATCACCACAAAATATAACTTTACTATTTCTACCAACTCGTGTTATTACTGAATCAAGTTCATGAAAATTTAAATTCTGCATCTCATCAACTACTATAATGGAATTATCAAATGTAGCACCTCTGATAAATGAGGTTGACTCGAACCGGATTTGCCCTGCTGTAACCATTTTTTGGTATGAGCTTTTATCCCCAAATAGCTCTGTACATATAGATTTATAAGGTGATGTGAACGCTTCTTCTTTCGCTTCTTTGTCGCCTGGTAAGAATCCCATTTCTCTAGTAGGTACCATAGATCTAACTATAATAAGTCTATCCCATTCGGTATCTCTTTCTAGAACATCTTCAAGCGCTAAATAAAGCGCCATAAAAGTTTTACCAGTTCCAGCCGTGCCAGTTAAAACTAAGTTATCTCCTTCATCCCAAGCTTGATATGATTTTTCCTGATTTAAGGTTAATGGGTCAAATTGGAGAAGATCATCCAGCTTAACCGTCATACTATTATTCTGACTTTTAGTTCTTTTCATTAGTTATTAATCGTACTACCAGGGTGGTCTTTTTTTACTTTACTTAAAAAGTTATTCCATTCTCCACCTGCTTTGCGAAGTGTGCTGGTGGTAGAGGACACAAATTTAGCAGTTGAAAGTTTTTGTTTATACTTACCAGCTGCCAGTAGCTCTTCCCGTTCGGATAGCGAAAGAACCATTTCTTCTTCTTGGTTAGTTTCTAGATTAATCATTGTATATGATGGCATGTTTGTAAGAGGCTAGCTTGCGCTAGCCCCTCTCCCTAGCTTGAAGTTACCAATTTAGATTTTAAAAAATCTCGTTTACGTTTCAACTTTGATAATAGATCTAAATCCCCTCTTGTCTTAATCTTATCTATATAATTATTAAGTTCAGTTAGGTCTTTAGTCAATCTGTCAAGTTGTACTTTACTCATAAGTTCTCCTTATTTGTTAACGTAAAATTAAATCGGGAAATGCCTCCTGTACTAGTTTTTTTGTGACACCTTTAATGGGAAGCTTCTTGTTGATCATACCCGCAAGGAGCTCTGCATCTCGAGGGTGCACGGTCTCGAGAATGTCTAAAAACATTTTCTCTCTTTTAATTCTATTCATCTTTTCACCTGGTCCGCCTTTAATAAAATATGCCAATTTTTTATTATGCTGTGACCAGTTAGATGGATGAGAGCTTGGGTCCGCAGGCTCATACGGAACTGTACCTTTGGGTAAGATCCATTGGACCACATCATCGAAAGTACCGCGGAGGAGATCTTTCAATGCCCAGTTATTATTCTGTGCCTGTAGGAGTTTAATCTTATCAGCCTTTGTTTTGGCTTCTGATACTTTTTCTAATATTTCAAAAGTATAATGTGTTGTTTTGTTGACCATTAAATAAATTCCTGAATTACATCAATCAAGTTTCTGCAGTTTTTCGCGATCAGATATGGGAAAACCTTACCTTTGTTTTCATAGGGATCCTGGGTTTCAAAACTATTTATAATAGCTTTACGTACATTTTCAGGGGTAGACGGATTAATTAAGTCAATCATCATTTTGTTACGTTGGTAGTTACGATACACCGCTTCACCTAAAGCTTTAGGATCTTCTAGAAGTGATTCTTTCTTTTTCTTGGATAGAATGTTTTGACGCTTACCCTCTACTAGAAATGTATCGTCATCGGAAAGAACATTTGGTACACCATCACCAGTGTCACCAGTTAGAATATGCTCTGCTAGATATGTCCTTGGGTGTTCCTCTTTTACTAGCTTTTTAAGCATAGGAGAATACTGTGAAACGTTATCGAATATTTGTAGCTGTCTAAAATCTTTGTCTGCGGATACAATCATTACCTCTTCATAGTTGCCAAACTTTTGTGTGTGGTGTACTATTTCAGCAATGGCATCATCTGCTTCGCATCCCCATTCGTGTATAACTTTATATGGAAATTCGTCTTTTAGTTCTTGGAGAACCATATTAATAATACGGAAGGCTTCATCCCAATCGATCTTAGATTCATCACGGCTTGTTTTACGTTTACCTTTGTATTGTGGATAAACATCTTTACGCCAGTTGCCACCAGCATCTGCTACGATTACTACTTCGCCATATTGCTCTTTGAATTTTTTCCGATACATACGGATGGAGTTAAGGATCATGTGACGGATAAGGTTTTCGTCTCCATGATGTGCGTGTCCCATAGCAACTGGTGCGATGCTGATCCCACTATAGTCAATTAAAATCATTGGTCTTCCATTTTTTAATCATGTTATATAGTATACTAAACTATTTAGCAGGGTTTGTAAACCCCCTTAATCGTAATGCCCCCCGAGAACAGCTACATGTTTAATATCAGCTCGTAGCATTTCAGCTTCTCTTTTTTTCCATGCTGCTTCAAATCCTACTTCATGGTAAACATTTTCATGATTACCCCATAATCTTTTTATATATGAATGATAGGCTGCTTCGACATCTTTGTCAGACCAGGATTTATCAATAAGTTTTCCTTTGATAATCCAATTAAATCTGTTGGCTTCTTTTCGTATAAACGGTGAACACATAAAAAGATTCCTTATAGATAGCATAACAATGCATATTACACATCTAATGTGGGATTTGCATTGTTATCCTATCTATAATGATTATCGAAAATGGTAACGCATGACAAAAAAATTATTTTAGACTTTGTATATGTGCTCTATGAATTCTACAATTAATAATACCATTATAGTATTCATCATCCAATAATACATTTCGATCGAACTGCTCCTTTGCTTCTAGGTAGCCCATTTCGCCCTTGGACTTACAGAAATATAGTATCTCTCTGTAAAAGTTTTCTTCACCATGCTCAACAAGTAGCTGCTTCACAAGTTCACTGGACCCATAGTACTTACGCCAATCGGATTCAACAATCTTTCTTCTTTTTTGTTTTTTGCCTTTCAGAGGAGGAAGGGTTTTACGTGACCAAAATAATTTTTTACCAACGTATTTTTTGTTAGTAGATTGGTCAGTAATAATATAGACAAATCCCTTCCACTCTTTTAGGTCTTCTTCTGTAGGATTATATTCTTTCCCTTGATAATGCCACATTACTCATCAATTTCTTCGAAGTCTACCGGAGATCCACACAATGGGCAGAACTCCGGTTTTTCCATAACCTCCTCTGAGGGTAAGAATTCCCCAGAGTTGTCACAGACGTCACATTCGAACCAGTATTTTGTTTCTATCATTTTTTGCCTTAGAATGCGATTTCACAGGCACCACCTTGACATGCTGTTGCGCCCATCGTATCAATATCAGTAAACCTCTTTTCACTCAGCTGGGTCACAAAATCTACTGCGGCAAAGTTCTGTTGGATCTTAGTCCATTTATGTAATAGGAATACGTCCTTCAAACAATACTCCGTTTCTTTCATATCACCCATAAAATAGTTATCAGCGAACTTCTTGAAACGACGAATCCATTCCTTATTAATATCAGAAACCTCTCCACGATATTGTTCATCCATTTGAGCAACCGAACAAGCGTCCCATAGATCCCTGAAACCGGATTTACGTGTATCAACAATAAGACCAGAAGCAAAGAGAGCTGCTTTACCGTATTTATCGACGATTTGGTCTTCAGTCATGATTTCTGTCATTGGGGCTTGAGCAAAGTCCTTATCACCCGAACCAGCCAAGAAACTAATACCAGCAAAGCTGTGGCGGTTGTCATATACATAATCCTCTACCTGTCCCCACATGTGAGGTTGAACTGTTACAGTATTTGAAACGTTATGTCGCACGCGCGGGTCCGCGCATCTGTCTGGATTAGTACCTTCCTCGACCCAATTCTGTTGAACCATTTTTACTTTTTCTAATAGAGCTGTACCATATAGATCTTCTTTATAAAAAGATCCTTCTGGTGAGATAACTGGGAAAGCTACACAGTAATCTGTATTAGACGCAGACCACACTGATTCCTCGACCATATATGGATTTGAAGTAGCGATTAGTTGTGCAACCTCTGATTCTTTATTTAACTGGACGTGACGTAGATACCGGGCAGAATGCTCAGCATGAATACCACTAGCTGTTTGAAGTAGTACTGACGCATTGCCAGATGGTTTAACACATGTTGTCCGTGCTGCCGGATTGATACCGATAAGGGCAGAAACTTCTTCATTAACCGATTTAACAATGCGAGCGCCTTCTCTTTGAACCTGGTCATCTAACAGAATGTCCGGGTTATTCATCCACCCAGTAATTGATACACCTAACAGGGCTTCACGGTCAAATATTTTTTTACTGGTGGGACTTAGATATTTAAAGTCTGTATATCCTGCTTGGAGTGTACCCATAATGGATGCTGCCCGGCAGGCTTTAAAGAACTCCGAGGTGCTCGTACATTTGCCGCCATTGATTTCTGTCAGGTTACAACCTTGCCAACCAGACTCTCCATCGATTTGTGGATACATACCAATCTCAACACATGGGTTTGTAGTAAAGTCCTTATCGACAACAAAATAAAATCCAGGCTCACCAAATTCTTTAATTGATTGCATTATAGTTCTAAATTGATCCCGAGAGATCTCGTCACGAACAATCACTGCAGAGTTATTACTACGTCCACGTTGTGGGTTATCAACAAACCAATTACCGGTTTTAGCATTAATCATTTCTTCGTCATCTGCACTAAATAAACAAATGGTTGCAGAACGACGAACACCACCAGCTAGCACGGCATCTGCTGCATGCATTGCAATGTCATACACTTCAATAGGCTTCAATCTGTCACGCCCAGATAATACGATTCCTTGAAGCATATGCTCAATTTTATCCAGCGCACGACGAAGTGGTTCTGGACCTGGTGCTTTAAATCCGCCAGAGATTTTTGAACCTTTTGGACGGATGTTTTGCAGATCGAAGTAAACCTTGCGACCTTCGAAGTCAGGATGCGTACCGCCGCCCACAAAAAAAGAAGACATAAGGACTGAAAGAGAATCCGCCCAGCCTTCAATGGAATCTTCAATCACATAACCTTTGGCTTGTTTCTTACGCTCTGCAACATTAGGAAGTTTTGCAACATGATGATTTTGTACACTGAAACCAGCGCCCGCACCACATAATAAAATATAGAAAAGCTCACCAAAAAAGGCCGCACGGTCCGCGTAGGAGCTCGTACAGTTATACATTCTCATCTGGTGCTTACGTAACTGCTCTCCGCCAAATTGCAGCGCTCTCTGAGCGCCTAGTGCATACTGCAGCTTATACAGAGATTCTGCCTCATCGATATACTGGGCAAGCTCTGGGGTCATTTTGTCAGCATAATATTCACGGTGCATGTCCATGACACGGGCTACAGATTCTTCCCATGTCTCATATCTGTTCTTATCCTCACTCCATCTGCTATATCCTTCATAAAATTTAGTTTCTGACATTAACTTCCTAGTATTTTTATCTGGGTTATTAGGAATGAGTTTGAACATCGATAAATCCTTTCTGGCCATAAACGACATATGGCAGTTGTTACTGACTTAAATACATTATATATGATTATTGTGATTTAGAAAACCCCTAAAAATGGGGGTTTACAGAATTATTTTTTCTGATATAATTAATCTACTGATTTTCCGAGGTGGATGGATCATCCTTCGGTTTATCCGGTGTAAGCGCTTCTTCATAGTATGCAATTATTGCTTGTTGGTCTTTCACATACCGGCGAAGATCTGCTATACCAATGGCTAGATTCTCATAACCCTTAGGGGTAATAGTAAACATAACCACATTTCCAGTCTTAGATTGGATCTCAGTTAGTTTCTCTTCTAGATTTTCTTCTGTAATTACAAACCAATCGACTGGAGGAAACTCTACAGCTTTAGGCCGTTCCTGAATAGGAATATTTTGTTCCTGATATTCAGTTGTTACTACTACTTCCGGTTCCGGTGTTCTCCCCAGACACCCCATCAGTAGTATCGGGCTTGTCAGAAGGAGGAGTAGTTTCATCTTGGATCCGCCCAATAAGTTTGTTAACGGCGTTGTTAACTCTGTCTTCAAGTCCTTGTGCATTCGTTAATGCCTCCATAGTCAAATCGATTTTTGCAAAAACACCTCTTAGCTTATCAAGATGTTCTTGGGATTGTTGTAACCTTTTAGTAAGGTCTTTATTTAATTGTTCGTTCTTTTTCGCATCGGCTGCCATTTTCTCTACAGTGTTCTGTAATGTTTCGGCAGCGGATTTTAGCTTAACATTGTTTTCTCTTAAAGTACTTATGGTAGCTTCAGACCAAAGATAATACTGGTATCCACCGTATCCGACACTGGACAATAAGCCTGCAACAATGATAATTAAATATAGCTTAGCCATTGTATTTACTAAACCTTTTCAGCAAAACTGGCGGACGATTTTTCTTACGTCTGCGATCAGTCATATTTATTGGTATACCTAGACGACGTCTTAGAATGTGTTTCGGTAGCATTGGACCCATATCTCTAGTGTCATGTGGAATTCCAGCATCAGCTGTGGTCGTCATTTCTTCTTGGACGTCCTCAGGTAATCTGGATTTAGCATTCTCTTTACCGTGGACTGTATCATGCCAGTGCCAGTCGTGACCACTGTAGGCATTCTTCTTTTTAACTTCGATTCTATACTCACCTGTGTGACGATCATTGTGGTCGTAGTTTTTACGAACTCTCCAAGTCTCACCTTTATGTTGGGTATGGATCTCTCCGTCAGGTCCGCCTCTGGTCCATTTCCGTTTCATCTAGTAATCTCCGGTATAGAAATATATATGGGTTTATTAGTCCTAATATGTGTGACTTCATATATGTTAATACCAAACATTTCACCGACAGGATAGCAGTCTTCTCCAACCCTGATTTTATCACGAACGTTAACTATTTCCTCTAAAGAATCATTTAGAAGTTTTTCATTCATGACCTTATATACACCGGGGGAAAGCCTTTGGTCCTCTAGAACAAACCACTCGGTCTGCTCTTCTAAAAAGTCTAGGGAATCTATACCAAATTCCTTTAGACCCTTTAGGATAGTTCCTTCATTAACAGAATACTTATCCTTCAACAAATATAGTGCTGCAGCATAAGATGCAATCTTAGTTTTACCAAATGGGAGTTTATTCAGTAATCTTTTGACATTAAACACAAGCCGGATGAACGGCGTATAGTAGTTTTTATACGCGTCTCTATCCTCTAGACTATTCGTGTTAAACGATTTAAGTCTTTTACCGTCTTTATCTATAATACCGTATTCATATGCCTTAGTCTTTTCCCATGGCGTTGTAAGAAGCCTAAGGAATCTAAGTGTATAAATTATATCACCGGTAGATTTAAATATACCCATTATATTTTTCTTAGCCTTTCTACCACAGTCTTATCCATCGGGATCTCTGTATATTGATCATTCTTAATATGACGAAGGAATATCAAAAACGGTTTCAACATAGGCCAATAGTCTGGCTTAATTTGAAATTCTAACATTTTTAAACTAGGCTCTATATCAAACACATTAAATATAACAATAAGATGGTTCAGTATTAATCTTTCAGAAAGCTGACCGTCATTGGCATACCTGTAGAATAGCCTTTTTAAATATTTAAATCTTTTCAGGTCATCATAAAATTCTTCTGCATCTATAACATTCGGTTTATAATAATTTCGAGCTGCATATAATAAAAAGTTTTCATCAGTTAGAGTTTCAAATAATTTCATCTTAGGCCCTTATTAACCTAGGATACCTCTCAAAGTCTCAATTAGTTTCGCTTTCGATTTTCTACGATCTAGTTCTACACCATTTTCTCTGCCGAGAGATTCCAATTCTGCTTTAGTCATTTCTTCTAGACTATCTATAACACCATCATCATTCAGGTCTGCGATAACGTCATCGTTCTCTTCTTCGACGAATCCGGCTGCAGCCATTGCTGCTTGGATTTTACCCTCTTGATTCATATCTTGAATTTCTTCAAACGAAGGCATTCCATAGAATTCGTCGATCTGGGCTTGATTAAATCTAGATGAAACTAGAAGTTCATTTGTGTTAGGATCAACCCAGCCTTTCGATAAGACTGGGACTGCACCTCTGCACCAATTAGGTGGTTTTATAGCCATTATATTCTCCTACTCTTTAGTTACCGCTCCAGCTACAGGATTAATAATTTTCTTATCACCTGCCTTATTATCGTTGGAACGTGGCTTAGCATTTGGTCCTGCCTTATTTGCTTTAGAAGCATCGTCATGACCTAGCTTATCATAGTTGCTGATCTTGCTGCTATCATCTACAGCATTATCAGCTCTCATATCCTCAGCACCTTTGTTACCTTTTTCGGTATCGCCCCACTCCTGAGACTTAGCTGCTTTTTTATAGTGCGCATCGCGTTTCTCAAGAATACGGGCATATATGGTTGGGATAGTAGATTCTGCAGCCATTCCAGCTTCTGCATTAGGATCCTTTTTCTCTTTCTTATCCTTTTTAGGATTCATTACCACTTCTTCCTCTTCACCCACAGGTTTTTTGCTTTCCTTTTGATCGGCGATAGCTTTCGCTGTATCTTTTTTCATAGTCACTGGGTGTTTCTTACCATTAAAGGTAAAGTGGGATTGTCCAGCTTTATGCGCTGCAGCAGCTGCACCCATATAGGCATTACGTTCTGCTGTTGGAATCTCTTCCGGAATTAAAAATTTTGATTCATTAACGCTGACTTCAGAATATCTTTCAGCCAACTTTTTGATCCATTCGCTCATGATTGTTTTCTCCTTACACCCAAAGTTGAGCTGCGATTGATCCTGAAATAGCTATTAGTGCTATCCAGAATAGTTTATTTATTGTATGTACCGTACGACAGTTGTCTTCAACTTTTTTTTCTATTGCGTCAAGTTTTTCTGAAAACTTGTTCATACGTTCCCATGATCGTTCACGATACTCATTATAAGCATCCATCTTCTCTTCAAAGCGAGCAATAGAGACTATTACATCACCAAGCTTGTCGAGCTTTTCTTCGATTCGATCTAGTCTGTTATTTGTACTCTCTGGCATATCTATAATCCTACCACTTTTCCTTATCCGCCCAATAAGCGGCTGACATTTTACCTTTAGCAATGTTTTTAGCGTGGCGGGCTTTAAACGACTTACGTCTAGCTTTTTGACGATCTGACTCACCTTTTTTAGGTGCACCCGCAGTAGTAACCCCAGCTTGTCCGAATCGAATTGTTTTAACTTTATCGCCATCTTTCGCTACCACAATGTGGCTCTTTGTTGGGTGATCAGGAGTACGCTTGGGTTTATTAAAACCTTTTACTCCCGCTCTAGCAATCCTAGGATCTTTTTCTTCGCAGAAAGTCTTAAAGGTAATCATTTCTCATCCTTTGCCATAGAACCAGATTTTATTGTGCCTGACTTTTTAATTTTGTTAATCAGCTTCATGTTTCTCATATTAGTAGCTGATTCATTCTTAGGGGATTCTGCAGATTTTTTAGCAGCCATTTTAGCCAGACGTTTTGCAAGATTTTTTGTTTTTATAACATTACCAAATTGATCTTTTCTTTCGGGCTCGGGCTTCTTCCATCCGGTATCTGTTTTCCATTCACCTTTTTCTTCCCTAATCGAAGCTTTATAAAGTTCTAATCCCTTCGCATACTTAGGATTCTTCATCATTTTTTTAGACTCGGGATTATCAGGATTTTGGTGAGCCATACGTACAGTTGGTTCATCTAAATTATGCTTTTTCATATGATCCTTATATACACCAAACTTTTTAGAGTCCACACTTGGCCCGAATCTATTTCTCATTGTGGTCATTGTGTGGCGTGGTCCGGCCTCAGATACGGTTTCTTCTTTTCTTAGCATTTTAATATGTTTTTGCATAACAGATAGAATCTTTTCACGTGGTTCAGTATCCAACTCATCAACAAACTTGTTAAGCTGTTTGCTTTGATTTCTCTTCATCAACATAACAGCTTTCATAAAGTCGTTTTTGTCAATTCCACCAGACTTACGTGCATAAGCTTCCAACTCTTTTGCTGCTGTCGCCATGTTACCTTCATCAACTTGTACAGAATCTTTGATATTGTTTTTCTTTTTGTACTTGTCGTATTGACCGTCTGGATTGATACCACGCTTAC